TCATCGGAAGCGACTTTGTCGTGCTCCGACGACGGCGGCAGAGAGATTGATCCTGCGTATTATCCAGATTTACGCAGCAATTTCGCGGGACAATACCTCAAGAAACCACCACCCGACAGCAATGGCCCGGGCGGTGGAGGAGGAAACGGAAATCCTGGGGGGCGCGGGGGCAACCCCCCCACAGCCGGATGGACATTTGATCCGACGGGAATCGAGTTTGTAAAGACTTGCACAACCGTGCCAATGTTCATACAACGAGTGAGAGGCTACGCCTGCGGGGTTTTACTGCCCGATGGCGCGGTAGGACATGACGATGCGTCCAACGAAAATGGTCTTGGGGCTACCGAGCTCCATCCGACCGTTCTGGAACAGTTTGGCTTTACGAGACGTAGTGTCTACTACGTCAAGGCAGGGGTGTACACCAATCCTTTGGAACCTACACTCCTGACGAACGGCCAGTACAATCCAGAGTGGTTAACATCAATAGTCTTCGGAAGCACGTCGTTTTGTCTATATTTCGCAGGTTGTTACGACGGCTGCGATTTCTTCACCCTAGGACCACCAACAATTAAAGTGCCCAAAAGAAGATGTGACCCTCTTGAAACCCTGGACGAAGTGTGCGAAAGCGCCCTGGGTTACTTGAGGGAACACGGATTCATTGATGAGGTGAAGGCCAAAGTCTATCACGCTCAACAGCCACTTCCACAGGCGAATCTCAGTTCCTTCGAAGGAGGAGAGCGCGCGGAGTGGGGCCTGGTCAGCAAGTATGTCAGGGATGACCTTCGACCAGCCTACCATTCATTGCACGTCAGAAACGCCGACAAGAAGACTGTGACCGGACAGCAGGCATTGGACAATTTGCAGCTGCTCAATCACACACTTGAGAAGAAGCATGGCACAAAGGGGTACAAGGTGGTTAAGCCTAACGCTCTGAAAGTGTGCGCGTCCTGCTGCAATGACCCACCGCCCAAGTACAAATGGAAGTACAGGGTGTGTGATCAATGCTGGAAGACTGTTAACTCGTGCGGTGCCATCACCCCGATGGGGCACGATATACGCAGGAACCAGACCGTGGCGGATGGGGCACCCGGTAAGGTGCACTTGTATTCTAGCACCTTACCGCCTAAAAGGAAGAAATGGAACCAAGTCGAGATACCCACCGGAGCAATCACGATGCGCGTCAGTGACGCGCCGTGGATGAATGGTGTGAAAGCGATGGAGAAAGTTCTGAAAATAGAGGCGAGCGATATCTTCAAGATAGACACCAGCTTAGAGAAGCAGAAGCAGGAGGCTGTCTTGGGGGGAATCGCCATATCCGGCTGTTACCCAATGGTAACAAGGAAAGGGCTCTACTCGCGAATGCAAGCGCTGATTGGTAGAGCATTCCTCCGGAAGCCGAAGAGCGACCCCGTAGCCTGGGCAAAACTTGAGGAGATGAAGCACCTCATTTTGCCGGCAGGCGCATTGGACGGGCCTAGGATGAGCGTGGAAGACTGGATCGCTTCCATGCCGGGAGCCAGGAAACGAGCCCTGAAAAGGGCATGGAAACAGTTCCTTGAAGATGGATCGCTCCAGGACAAAGACCTTACTTTCTCTGCTTTCGTAAAGCAGGAACTCCTCGCTGCATTCGAGGAGTTTGACGGGTCTGTATCCAAGGAGCTTGAGGAATCCATCGCACGAATGATCATGGCGCCGCAAGAGAAAGCACACATTGTGGTAGGCCCTGTCATCAAGCCGAAGCTGATGCGGCTCAAGGAAAACTGGAACCATGAGAACTGGCTGTTCTATGGAGCAACGACCCCCAAAAAGTTGCAGAAGTGGCTCGACGACAGTGTTGGAGCCTGTTTGGACGGTGAAGTCTTTGTGTTTTGGTGTGATTTTTCTATGTTTGACTGTACGCACTCCGCGAACAGTATGAAACTTATTGAAAGTTACTACCAAGAGATGCTGACTGACCCGCTTTTTAAGCAGGTGATCGATGCTTGGCGTTATCCAGGCGGGAATATGGGCG